ACCTGCTCCACCATCACCTCGATATATTGCCATGTACTACCCCAAGAATCGTTTAAATAATATAGTGGCTAAAGCACCCATAAACGATGCTAAACTAAGACCTACCCAAAATGCGCCACGCGATCTATTGGCTAGCTCTAATAATTCTTTTAGGTCAAGCTCCATTGAGCCTACCTTTTCTTCTAATGATTCTACTTTACTAAGTAGCTTCCCATATTCTATTGGGTCTATCTCTTTCATAACATGTCCTAGTAAAGAAAGGGGCTACCTAAGTAACCCCTCGCATAGTTAGTTTAATTATGCAGGAACTGCAACAACCAAACCAGACTCAGGACGAACTGTCTTAACACCATACAGTGTATCAGCAGTCATTAGATCACCTAAGAACTCTTGCTTGTACTGAGTTTGAGTACGAATACCCATTTGCTCAGCAAGAACCATACCATCTTTTTGACCCATGATAGCTGCTTTAATATCACCACCAGCATCATTAGCAGCAGCAGTTTCAATAACTGGGCAGTTGCTAGATACATAGATGTCAATACCATATAGGCTACCAATTTGACCAGTCATGATACCACGACCATCTACAAAGTCAGATGAATTGTAGCGATCAATACCCATAATAGTGTTACGAACACTAGGAGGGATTACTAGGAAACGACCTTCCATTGGAACATCATTGTCATCTAGTGCCTGTACCAACTCACGAAACGCAAGGTCAGTGAATAAGTCAGTAGCAGCTACAGTGTCAGCAGCGTAGGCAGCGATGCCATTTGCTCCATCAATGTAGAAGCTGTTAGAATGAACCCAGTCAGAACCAGCGCCATTGTCATCACCAAAAGTTTTACCCAGTGCGAATAGGTCATCGTCTACCTGCTTAGATAGAGCGTAACCAGCATCTTCTGTGTAGAAGCGACGTAGTGATGGTTGTGCTTGAACGTCAGTAATATCTTCAATCAAACGAGAGTACTCGTAGTGCTTGTTGATAGCTACCTGTACTTCAGACTCAGTTGCAGCAATCAATGTTACTTGAGTAGATGCAGCTTTAACTGAAGCAGAGCCACGAGTAGGAGAAGGGATATGGATAGTATCTCCTTTCTTACCTGTGTGTGACATTTTGTTTACAAGATTCGCTAATACAAGGTTCTTCTTGTATGCAGCGATAATTTCGTCAGACCAAATCTCTGGGATAAATGTAGCCGCAGTAGTATTGGTTACGTGATTAGTACCTAGTGCCATTTTCTTTAATACCTTTTATAAGTTAAATAGTTTATTTAACCCTGCCTTCAGCATATGCTCTGTCAAATTCTTCAACGTTCGCATAATACCTGTCAGGGTCAGTCATCATTAAATTGACTATGTCTGAACGTCTGTAAATTTTTCTTGACATTGGCTCGCCTGAACCTTTGCCACCTGTAGAAGCTGCTTTAAGTTGCTGCTTACGATCTTTCTCATTAACTTCTTTTGCCTTAGACACATTACTTCTACGTTCACCCCATGTAGAAAGCAATTCATCAGCAGCATCAAAATCAAATTGATCAGCTCGTTGCAATAACTCTGTTCGTACTTTAGATCCCTTAACCCAATCTATAAAATCAGGGTCTTGGATAGTGTCAATATAATCTGGATACTTACTAGAAATTTGTGACTTTACTTCTTGTCGCTGTTGCTTAATAAGTAGTTCTTTAACTTCTCTAAGTTCTGGATTATTTTGAATACGAGCATCAACACCTGCTTCAGGATCTTCAAAAAAATCTACAATCCTTTCATCTTTGGGCTTCTCTTTGACTTCTTCGCTCTTTGACTTAATGAAATCATCAACAGTTCTACGAAGATCTCCTAACTCAGTACCCTGACGACCAACCAGCTTTTCAACTTCTTGGTGCATCTGTACTATTTCTTGCATGGACTTGTTTTCGTATTTCTTAGGAGGTGTCCATTCTTCTTCGTTTTGAGCTTCTTCTGTTACCTGAGTTTCCTCAGCATCTTGTACGTCTGTAGTATCTTGTGGGGTATCTTCATTAAGAAGGTTCACAAGTTGCTCATTTTCGCTAAGCTCAATCTCTTGGTTTTCATCAAGGGGTTCGATTACTCTAGTCATTTTAATGTCTCCTGTACTATATAAGTATTATAGGAATTAAGTTAAAGCACCTTTCTCATGATCCTTTGCCCATTTTAAATCTTTGTCAGGCCAGCCATGACCTTTAAAGATAGTTGGAACAGGAGAAATTATGCGCTTTGCTGTAAGGGCACATTCAGGACAAGTCACTTCTTTTGTATTAGAGGTTACGAAATGTTCTGTAATGTGATGGTTGTCACAGGAAAAATCAAACAGCATTTTAGCCATTAGTCTTCTTCCTGAGAATCTTCTTGGAGAGATTCATAAGTAAGACTTATCGAATCTTCCCACATTAGAAGTCTTTGAAATACTTGAAGTTGCCCCTGTAATAGATGCAGTTCTTTTGCATCTTGGGGTGTAAGTATGTTATTAACAGATTCAGCAGCAGATTTAGAGTCAGCCATAAACTGCTTCCAACCTTCTGTCTGAAACAAATCAAAATAAGTATTATAGTATTGTTCTACTTCAGGTTCTAAACTCATTAGATTATCCTTATATTATATCATAGTTTTAGTGGATTGTAAAGAATTAATTATTACCTTTCATTTGCATCTTTACCATTTCTTCTTTCGTGTCAAGTTCTTTCTCTTTAAGCTGTAGCTCTGCAAACTTAACTACCTTTTCAAATTCACCTGTTGGCATTGTCTTAGCCAGCGCAGTAATTCGTTTAGTTTCTTCTTCCATTGGCAGTAACTGTGTTTCTACTTGATTCTGTTGTACACGAGTCATAGTCTCTGCTGTCTGTGCTTGTATATTTTCTAGCGTAGCTTTAGCAGTAGCCATCTGTAGTTGCTGTGCCATTTGCTGCATTTGTTGCTGCTCAGGATTAGGCTGATTAACTTGTCGAAGTTGTTTTAGTATCTCGTCACGATTAGATAAACCCATGTTATCCACAATGGATTCAATTAACATTGGGTACATTGGTGACTCAGGAGACATAGTTTGTAGTAACTGTACTAACTGTGTTACCTCGTACTCACGAGCAACAATACCTAATGTACTTGTAGCTATAAACTTGTAGTCTTTAACTGGATATAACTCAGGTACAAACTGCATGTAACGACAAGCAGCCTTTTCGATAAATGGTATAAAGAAGTTTTCTTGGAAGTTAATCAAGGTACGCTTGTGGCGTTTGATTACTGCTCCCAGACCCATTGAGATACCTGCTGCTGTACCTTCTCCATTTAACCCTGCTGGTATACCTGCTGAATCAATAGCACCTGTAGCTTGCTGTACCATCTGTTGCAAGGCGGCTGCTTGATTAAATGTTACTTGATCTAATGAGCCAAACTTAAATGGTTGTAATACTTCTGATGGATTACCATTAGTAAGAATAGTCTTACCTGCTCGTATATCTAACTTAGAACCACGAGGCATACGTGTAGCATCTACAGCCATCATAGGATGGACTGTAAGAGCCAAAGCATCAATACGTGCGCGTAGCTCAGTGTCTAATGCTTTCTGACTGTTGTAGGCCTTCTCACAGATGCCACGACCCCAGAATTTAAATGGTACTAAGTCCCAAGAGAAAGCAACCACTGGGCGGTCTTGTTTCATGTAAGGGTTAGCTTCTGCTTTTAGTAAAGTATCTCCATTAGCAATAACTAAAATTACTTCAGTGTAGCTAATATCTTTATTAGCTGGTATAATATCTTCTACTTCACCATCTTCATCTACATTACTTAGTAATTCTGTAGGTACTAAGCCATAATACTTAGTAAGGCGAACCATATCTTCTTCAAATACTGGACGTACTTTAGAGGCATCATCTAAGTCAGGATCATACTGATACTCAGCTACTTCTACATCACGATAAATGCCCTTATCAATACCCATTTTAACTTCATGGTAAGGAACCATCTTATCAATAGCTACACCTAAAGAATCCTCAATGCTTGTAGCTAGAGGATTAATCAAAAAGTTTTGTGGCATGATAGGATCTAGCTTAACTATTACACGATCCTTAGCGCGTACTCCTACTGCTGTCATGTTCATGTCTGGTACAAACTCTGTATCAGGAACAAACTCTTTCATTTCTTCCAGTACTAGCTCACCAATACCTGTACCAAATACAGCAGCATTAATTAAACACTCACCAATAGATGTTCTAACTTTTGATAAATGTAAATCTTCTTTTAATTGTTTACGAAGTATACCAATATCTTCTGGGTTTTCATCTCGTAGGTCATCTTTAATATCAAAGAACTCACCACGACCAAACGTAGCTTCCTCAATCTCTGCAACAGAACTTTCTACTGCTTGCTGTGTGGCAGGGGAGATTAAACGAGAGCGTTCGCTTTCACGCATACTATCTGACTTATCCCAGATACCACGCCAAGTACGATAGTACTCGTCATGGATTTCTGAATAGTTAGTCTGATAATGGTCACGCCACTGATCGCACTTGTTAATTACCCAAGACTCTAGTGTCATGTCTCCAAACATTTCTTTGTCATTCATATATTAGTATCCTGCTACTGGGTCAAGCATTTCAAAATGCTCTTGGTCATAGTCATAATAGTATGACACCTTAGCTAACTGATCTATGTAAGCTAGTGAATCAATTAAGTCATCGTGTACTTGTGGGTTAGGGAACTGAAACAGTTGATCTAAAAATTCAATGTTCCACTCACCTTCGTTAATATCAATAGCCCCATGCTCAAAACGTCCTTGCAAAGCTGCTATAATTCTATCTGTTTTCTTTTTGTTACCATGAGTAAGCTCCTCAATCTTAAAGAAGTTACCTGTACGTTTCATCATGTCTGCTAGTGGTGACATAATTGCTTGTCTTGAAATACCTTTCTCAATACCTACAGCTAAAGGTTCGTATTCTGCAACAGCTTCAAAAATCTTTTGAGCAGTTTCTTCAAACGTCCAACGCCCATATATAATATCAGCTACCCACCAACCATGTTCACTTACTTTAACTACTGATATAGCTGTGTTATCTAACCTGCTATTTTTAGATTTCTTTTTAGTAGCGTCTTCAAAGCCAGCCATATCAATAGCTATGTAGTAGTCTCCTATATCTGGCTCGTCATTAGATACAGATACCCAATCTTCTTTAAAGATGTCAGAACCCATAGCCTCAAAGGAAGCCAAAAATTCTTGCCTAAACGCATAACTAGACATAGACTTTTTAGCTGCATCTATTTCTTCTGGGTCTAGTATTGGATTGTCATACGAAGTAAAATGCCATGCTCCATACGTTTCATCACCACTTACATCCGCATAGGTATATAAATCATAGAAATGATTACGCCCCATAGGTGTACCAATAAACATAGCACCACCTTTTTGGTCAGCTAACGCAGGGCGTAGGATCTGTTCCCAAACCTCTGGCTTCATGTCAGCGTACTCGTCCATTACTAGGTACTTCAATGACACACCACGCATAGTCTCTGGTCTGTCAGCACCCTTCAATGATATAGTTGCACCATTGATAAGTGTAATCTGTAGGTTATTAATGTGACTGCTTTTGATTACTGGGTGTCCTACCTCAAGTAATGCTTGCCACATAATGTCACGAGCCTGTCCTTGTGTTGGTGCTACATAGAACACATGCCCTGACTTAACTTGTAAGCCATAAAATATAAGTAGGTATGCAGCTAAACGAGACTTACCTGTACGTCTACCTGCTGCTACTACTTTAAATCTAGCTTTACTATCCCAGACACTTTGTTGCCAAGAGAGTAGTTTAATGTTTAGGTCTGTAGACAATTAGTAAGTCCAAACAACTGGTGTAGTTTTTCTAGTGTCCACATGAACAAAAGTTTTAGCTACGCCAATGCCAGTAAACCCCAACTTTAAAGCTTCTTTAATAATAACCATACGCTCTGCACCACTATTAACTTTAATGTCAGCAGCTATACCTTGTGCATGAGTACCTGCTTTTTCTTTCTTAGCTTCGATACTGTGGTTAGGTGAACGATAACCTGAAGTAATAACAAAAGGAAAACCTGCGTTCTCTCTTAGAATATCAAGCATGTTTAGAAACTCAGGAGACATTTGATTCTCACCTGTTTCTTGGCAGTCAAATTCTTCTCTACTAAAGTAATTCATCTTCTACCTCTGGATTTAAATTGATAAATTCCCCATCAATATCTTCTGGTTGTTCACCAATAACTGTAGTGTCACCACCTACACCAGTAATAGTTATATTAACTGATGCCTTACCTGAGTTGCTTTTAGCTTCATCAAAGTACGACAAAGGCATAAGTCTATCCACTACTAGCTTCCATGCGGCTGCTTGATTCTTGTGGTCGTCATCTAATGCAGCGTTAAGGATACTATCCATAACCTTGCGAGACTTAGGACTAGCAAGTAAACGAGCTTTGTATTCACGAATAGCATCAGCATCACCTTTAGGTCTGCCTACTGCATTTCGTTTCTTCTTTGCTTGAATGTCTTTCTTTGGTGGTCTGCCCTTTCTTTTAGGAACCACCTTAGTTGATTCAGTCATATTACTTTTTGTTCATCATGTTCTTAATAGATTGAATACCAAATGATGCAGCAAACACCACACCTACTGCTGTCTTGTAAAAGTCTGGCATAGCTTCCAGTGCAGTAAAGCCTTTCATAACTATATCTTCATGCCCTGTAAAAGCTAGAACGAGTGGTATACTAACTAATATAGTAAGC